ATGTACTTTCACAAGGAAGTGGTTCAGGTCTTGAAGTAAATCCTAAGAAAATTAACTTTTATAAAGATGATAGAGATTCTCAATCAACTGGTAATGTTGCAACAATTGCAAATTATTTATCAGATGTGGAAGATGATGGAGGTGCAGAATACGTTTATTTATGGGATGAAAGATCAAAACAATGGATGATGGCTTCTTATGGTGAAAGAGACTTAACAGTTGCAGAAGTTTAAAAATAAAATAAAAAAATGAAATTTAGCGATAGTATAGGAATTTTACCAGACGTTTTTAGTAAAGCAGAATGTGATGGTTTAATTAAATTATTTGAAGATTATAATAATCAAAACAAGACATATAAGGGAAACACAATAGGAGGAAAAAACTCAGGAAAAGTTTCTACAGACTATAATTTACTTAATCACGTTAAAGAAAATGATTATTATATTAATCTTGTAGCAAGTAAATTTACTAACGCAAATTTAGATTGGTTTAAAAACTATCCTTATAATAATCAATACCCACATAGTAAAACAATAATCGGTTCAACATACTATCCTCTTTTACAAATACAAAAATATAATCAAAATGAAGGCCATTTTAATGGTTGGCATGTAGAAAAACAAAACTTTAAAACTACACATAGGTATTTAGTTTTTATATTATACTTAAACGATGTTGAAGAAGGAGGAGAAACTGAATTTTTATTTAAAGAAGAAGGCGAAAATGATTTTTTTAAAGTTAAACCAAAGGCAGGTACGTTAGTTATACATCCAGCTAGTTGGCCATATATACATAAGGGTAATAAACCTATTTCTGATGATAAATATATATTAACATCATGGTTATGTTATAGATAATAATATAAAATAAAAATGTAAAATTAAAATTAAAATTATGAAAAATATAAAATTATTCGAAGAATTTATTACTGAAGCAATGGATGTAGATTCTAAGGCAACGTTGCCAGGACTTAAAAAAATGGCTAAAAAATTTAAAAAAATCCATTATGACATGGCCTCCAGTGATTTTGAAGAGGAAGATATAGATGCAAACTTTAAATTTATAACAGACTTTCTTGGAACAGACCAAATAGTTGAAATAGTTGGAGGAGACCATTGGGCTAATCATCCTGCTGGAAAAGAATTAACAGACATTTATAATGATTTAATCGCTAAGATTAAAAACAAGAAAGACCATGAATTAGATTCAGGAGCAGACTATGTTACAGGTACATTAAATGGAGCAAAGGTAGTTTGTCAATATGATGGTTACAGTACCCCTACTCATTTATCAATTATGATAAGCGTTAATGACATTAAAAAGTTTGACATTAAAACAACACCTTTTGTAGTTTAATATTAGGAAGGTATCATTAAAAAGTTAATAACTAATTAGTAATTTAAAGGAGATTGTATGAAACAATCTCCTTTTTTAGTATATAAGTTTTAAAATAACTATATGAAAAGTATACTAGAAGAAGCAGATCAAATTATCAATCACAGAAGCGAAGAAAAAGAAAGACAATATGGCCCTTTCAGTGAGGGTATGGATAGAGCAGCATCTATTTTCAATGGCATGACTGGCTTAGAAGTTACAGGCAGAGAAATGTACATGGCCTTAATCGCACTTAAATTTTCAAGAGAAAGTTACAATCATAAAAGAGATAACCTCCTAGATGCAGTCGCATATATTGGAGCATTAGACAATTACTTAAACGAAAAAGAATGAAAATATTATTTACAGGCTGTACGGCCAAACAAACAGACGATGACGCTTGGAAAAGAGCAAGAGTTAAAAGAATAGATGATAGTAGTATTATCTGTAATTCATTAAGAAAACAAGGTTACACAGTAGACAGAAAGAAAGTTAAATGGGGAGATGATCTTTCAGAATATGGACTTGCTATTGTAGGCCTTGGTCAATTTGGTTCTAACAATTATTCGGGTGAAATCCTTAACGCACTTTATGCAATTAATGAGTGTGATAATGTTTTAGTTTTTCATGAAGATTGGAAAATTGACGGTACTATGAAATCATTCAAATCAATGTTAGATAATGAAACTTATGAAAAGACTATAGCAAAGAAATGGAGTGACGGGAGACACTTTTATGGTGGAGTTGATAATCAACACTTTGATAAAGATATTGCAAGACAGGTTATACAAGATGTTGTAGATGCAAAATATGACGCCATTATACCGGCATTTGATTGGGGTAATAAACAACTTGTTAGAGATATTATTGGCAGTGAAAATATTTATAATATAGATCTTACACCTTATGTCTTAGAGAATTGGAATATTTCAACAACATATACTTCTCAGATTAAAGAAAGAAAACACATGTTAGCTTCTCTTGTAAATCATAAACCATGGGTAAATAGAAATAAATTAACATGGCCAGTAGATTATTTTGGTGCTAAGAGTATTAAAGAAGCAAAACAATTAAAAACTGAAACTGATGTATTTGAAGCTTGTGGAAAGTATTGGAGTATTTTATGTCCTGAATATCCTCACGCAGGTAGTGGTTGGTTTAGAATTAGATGGGTTTATGCTGCAATTCAAAAGTCAGTACTTCTTTCAAGTGAAAAAGACACAGAGGCACTAGGTCTGCCTAAAGTTAAAGTAGAATCTTTAAGTAATACTGAATTAGAAGATTATGCGAATCAACTTTCAGAAACTGTACTTAGTTATATGTGGACAAAAGATGTTTTCGACACAAGAATTAGAGAAATCGTAGAGGCAGTTGGAGAAAATCTTTCAATTAGTTCACAACCTACCACTGGAATTAGTAAACAAACTGCGTTATTCTAATACAAATATAAAGAACAAAAGAAATGGCAAACGAAGATAATCAATGTGCAGATTTAGAGGTTAAAGACCACTACTCAGAAGGTAAAGATACTTTCGGCATGATTTATAATAAACAAAGAGAATTACAAAATAGATTAGGTTTAAATTATGAAAACCTAACTCTTAAAGAAATTGCAGAAATGTGGATGGTAAATAAACATGCAATGTCAGATGAGCTTAATGAAATGTTTGATGCCTTAGGTGGTATTAATGATGGAATTGGTTCAGCTGCTTGGAAATATTGGAAACAAGATAATAAAAAAGCAGAAACAATGACAGTTGCAGATTTATCAGAAGCTGATAGGTTAGAATTATTTTATGAATGGATCGATGGCCTTCATTTCTATATGAATTTTGCACTTGCAATCGGAATGACTAGTGAGGATATTGTCAACCTTTATATGGCAAAACAAAAAGAGAATATTAACAGACAAGAAAGAGGATATTAATGCTATTAGATATTGAACAACGAGAAAAAGAAGTAATTGTAAGTTATTATAACAAAGAAGGTGAAGTAGCCTTTAAAAGATACCCAGTTGGTCAATTTCAAAATTGGTATGTCACGAACGACAATGATAGATATAAGCATGAAAGTGCACAGAATTGGGATGGTCGCCCTGTTAAATTATCAAACGCAAGACAATACAATAAATTTTCATTAATCTATTTTATAGACCAACTTCCAGAAGCTGATAAAAAAGAAATACTTGCATATAATAAACCAAGAACATATTTTGTAGATATTGAAACAGAAATTGTAGATGGCTTTCCTAAACCAGAAGAGGCTAAGACACGTATCCTGTCATTCTCTATCATTACACCAGAAAGAAAGGCTATAGTTTTAGGCTTAAAGGATTTGGATGACATGACAGGTATGCAAGATGATACTAATGAATATTTCAAATCATTAGATAGTGATTGGAGTCTTTCATATTATAAGTTTAAGAATGAATACGACATGGTTTATAATTTCATTCATAAGTTTATGCCTAAGTTTCCAATGATGACAGGTTGGAACTTTATTAATTATGATTGGCAATATATTGTTAACCGATGTAAGAGACTACAAATCGATATTAGTGAATCTGCAAAAACAGGTGCAGTTGATAGAATGGATGGCAGACCACTTCATATGGGAATACTTGATTATATGCAATTGTATGACAAGTATGATCGTTCTGTAAAGGTTAAAGAATCAAATACTCTTGATTATGTTTCAGGTCAAATTGTAGGTCTTAAAAAGATTAAATACAATGGTGGCTTACAGGAATTGTATGAAAAAGATTTTAGAAAATATATTTATTATAACATTGTCGATTCATGTTTAGTATATTATATAGATCAAAAGATTAAAGCAATGGATGTTCTTTTAACTCTTGCAAATATTACACAAATGCCACTCTATAAAGCAGCAAGTCCAGTTGCTATGACAGAAGCATTAATGGCAAGAAAGCTTAAAGAACAAAATAAAATTATTGCAACTGAAAGAAGAGATGACAATAGAAAAGACGGCAGTTATGCAGGTGCTTTTGTTAAAGAACCAATTGTAGGTTTTTATAGCGGAGTAAGTGCATTTGACTTTGCTTCTCTATATCCTTCTATCATGCGACAATTTAATATTTCTCCTGATTCTTTTGTTGAAACTGTTGAAAAACATGAAATAGAAGAAAAAAGAAAAAATAAAGATTATATTGTTTGCGAAAACGGTGCAGTCTACACAACTGAAGATTCTGTCTTGAAAAGAATCCTCACGGACTTGTATAGCCAACGTAAAGAATATAAGGCAAAATCCTTTGAGTATTTTGAAAAGGCAAGACTAATTCGAAAAAAAATTAGTCAGCTAAATTAGCCAACTTTTAAGTTATTCGAGATATATAGATTATCTAAAGAATAACTTAAACAAATGGTCAAAATTGGCCATTTTTTGTTTTTAATAGGTTATTAACTATAATAACCGAGTAGTGTAAAATTTTTAAAATAAATTAAATTAAATATGAGCATTTTTAAAGAAAGAATAGAATACAAACCATTTGAATATCCTGAATATTATACAGAAGGTTGGCTTCCACAAGCACAGGCATTTTGGTTACATACCGAAATACCAATGCAAAGTGATATAAAAGATTGGAAAGAAAATCTTATGCCACATGAGAGAAATCTCGTTGGTAATATTCTTTTAGGCTTTGCTCAAACTGAATGTGCAGTTAGTGACTATTGGACTACAATGGTGACTCATTGGTTTCCAAAACATGAGATCAAACAAATGGCCATGATTTTTGGTAGCCAAGAAACTATTCATGCTACAGCATATTCTTATTTAAATGAAACTTTAGGTCTTGAAGATTTTGCTGCATTCTTACATGAGCCTACAATGGCAGATAAATTCGAACATCTTTCAGGAGTCGATTCAGATTATACTCACGAAGATTTACAAAACAATGCAACCGCAAGAAGAGAAGTAGCAAGAAGTTTAGCAACATTCTCAGCATTTGCAGAAGGAGTTTCATTATATAGTTCATTTGCAGTCTTATACTCTTTTCAAATGAGAAACTTATTAAAGGGAATTGGTCAACAGATGAAGTGGTCAGTTAGAGACGAATCATTACATTCAAAAATGGGTTGTAAATTATTTAGACACATGTGTGATGAATATCCTGAACTTAGAGAAGAAGTTAAAGGTGATGTAATTAGAGCTGCAGAAATTATGGTAGAGATGGAGCATTCATTTATTGATAAGATATTTGAAATGGGAGATCTTGAAAATCTAAAAGCAGATGATCTTAAAAACTTTATTTTAAGAAGAGCAAATGAAAAACTTATTGAATTAGGTTATGACCAACATTTTGATTTTGATGTAGAATCGGCAAAGGAACTTGATTGGTTTTATCATTTAACAGGAGGAGTAGAACATAGTGACTTTTTCGCAATTAGACCAACTGCGTATTCTAAAGCAGGTGAAGATGAGGTCTGGGATGAAGAAGCAATTTTTTAAATATATAAATTATGGAATTATTTGTAGAACAAGAAGATTCACCTAAAGCAGATAAAATTGCTGAAGAATTAGGCTGGGTTAAAGGTACTGACTATCCAGTTTGGGGCCACACTGAAATTTATTTAAAGACAATTTCTAAAGGATATTGTTTAGAAGGAGAAACACCAAAAGATGCCTATTGGAGAGTAGCAACCACTATTGCAAGAAGACTTAGAAGATCTGACATGGCTAGTAAGTTCTTTGATTATATTTGGAAGGGTTGGTTAAACCTGGCTTCTCCAGTACTTTCAAACACTGGCACAGAAAGAGGATTGCCAATTTCTTGTTTTGGAATTGATGTCGCAGACAGTATTCATGATATTGGTAAAAAGAATCTTGAAATGATGCTACTTGCAAAGAATGGCGGTGGAGTTGGAATTGGCGTAAATCAAATTAGACCTGCAGGAACTGAAATAACAGACAATGGAACTTCAGACGGTGTCGTACCATTTTGTAAAATATATGACTCTACAATTCTTGCAACAAACCAAGGTGCAGTTAGAAGAGGCGCAGCATCAGTAAATATAGATATTGAACATGATGATTTTTGGGATTGGTTAGAAATTAGAGAGCCAAAGGGAGATGTAAATAGACAATGTTTAAATATGCATCAATGCGTAATTGTTAGCGATGGCTTTATGCAAAAAGTACAAGATGGTGATAAAGAAGCAAGAAAGAGATGGACTGCACTTATTAAAAAGCGTAAAGCCACTGGAGAACCATATATCATGTATAAAGGAAATGTTAATAGAGCAAATCCTGAAGCATATACGAAGAATGGTTTAAAAGTTTACATGACAAATATTTGTAGTGAAATTACATTACACACTGATGAAAATCATAGTTTTGTATGTTGTTTAAGTTCATTGAATCTTACAAAATATGATGAGTGGAAAAACACTGATTTAATTAGAACAGCAACTTGGTTTCTTGATGGTGTTATGGAAGAGTTTATTCAAAAAGCAAAATACAGACAAGGCTTTGAAAATGCAGTTCGTTCTGCAGAAAAAGGTAGAGCACTTGGTCTTGGCGTTTTAGGATGGCATACATATCTACA